CTCATGTCCGGTATCGGTAACTGCGTTTCTGACGTGCCAAACACCGAAATCTGGCTCGAATCGACCGCAAAAGAGCCGTTTGGCGACTTCTACGACCGCTGCATGGATAGCCTGGCGGGCGCTGGCGAATACAAGCTGATTTTCGTCCCGTTCACCAAAGATCCATCCTGCTCTGCCACGCCGCCTGACGGATTCGAGCCTAGCTTCGAGCGCGAGCATGAGGCGTTTCCGTCCGAAGCCGAACTGATGGATTTGCAGGGCTTGACCCTGAATCAGATCTTCTGGCGCCGCCGCAAGATGGGCGGGCCGCGCAATATCATCAAATTCTCGCGCGAGTATCCTGTCACAATTCAGGACTGCTTCAGCGCGATTGACGACTCCGCGTTCATTTCGCCGCTTGACATGCTGCGGGCGCGAAACGCCAATATCATGCCATACGGCTCGGTTATCATGGGCGTTGACCCTTCCGGCGACGGTAAAGACCGATTCGTCATTTCTGTGCGCCAAGGCCGCAAAGTCCTGAAGATCGCAACTCGCACCAAGGTCAAGTTCCTTGAAGGGCTCGAATTCATCAAGGCGATGATACTTGAGTTTAAGCCTGACCGCGTGAACATCGACTGCGGCGGCGGCGGCAACGGCTCGGCCTATTCCTCGGCTCTGCGCGACGATCCTCTCTATTCGGAGATTGTGCGCGGCGTGAACTTCGGTTCCACCAGCCAAGCAAAGATGGCCGACCGCGAAAAGCCTGGCCCGGTGGACCGCAAGGCCGAAATGGCTGGCCGCCTCAAGGAAATGCTGGAATCCATCGAAGGTATGGATCTTCCGGACCAAGAAGACGTGCAGGCCGACTTCTGCGCCGTCAAGCGCGAGTTTACCAGCCCGGACGGCGACTGGCGCCTGATTCCCAAAAAGAAACTGAAAACCCGCTCGCACGACTTGTTTGACTCAATTGGACTGACTTTCGCGGATAAATATGTTCCGGCATTGCATGGTCTTGACGGCGGTGATATTAACGTTAACGGTCAACAGACGCGCGCCGTTGCAGGCGTGCCTCCCGCACACGCAGGTTGGATGAGTTAAAATGCCACTAAAGAACATGAACACTCTCACGCTTGACGGTTTCGCGGACGAAGCGGCGTTCTGCACTTTTGTTCGAGACGTGCGCCAAAACGACCTGGACACTGACCGCCGCAACCGGGATCGCGGCATTGACGACTCCCGCTACGCCGCTGGCTTTCAGTGGCCGATCACCGACTATCAGTGGCGCGTAGACAACAACATTCCGGCCATGACGTTCAACATGGTCCCTTCATTGCTTCGTCACCGCCTGGGCGCTCGCGCCCGCAAGCGCATTGGCCCGAAGATCACGCCAATGAACCCCGGCGAGCGCTATGAGGGCATTGCGCAGATCCGCAACGGCCTGATCCGCAATATCGAACTCAACAGCGACATGACGATTGTTGACTCGATCATTTCGCAGAACCAGCTTATCGCCGGTATCGGCAACTACGAAGTCTCCATCGAATACTCGAACGCTGACGTGTTCGAGACGGACATTGTGTTCCGCGCGGACTCGAACCCGTGGTCTGTCATTTGGGACGGTCAATCCACTGAGCCGACCGGGCGCGACGCGCGCCACGTCATCAAGGAAACCGTTGTCACTCGCAAAGACTTCAAGAAGATGTTCCCGAAGGCGGAAGCCGTCGATATTGGGACAAACCCCGGCAGCGTCATTGTCAGCCAAACGAGCATCACCACTGACGGTCGCGGCGGCGTCCTGTCCGAATGGGTCAACGAAGACACCGTGCGAATCGCAATCGTATGGGTCATGCGTGAACGTATGGAGAACATCGCCCTCCTGACCAACGGCGACGTGGTTAAGATTGGCGACACTCCGCCCGAACTATTCTCCATTCCAGACGGCAACGGCGGCGTTCACACTGTCGTTCAAATGCCGGACGGCGAATACAAATGGCGTGAAGCGCCGGTCAAATACGCCAAGGGCTACCTGACCAACGGCGTCGAAATCCTCGCTGAGCCATACGAAATGCCGATTGACCGCGTGCCTATGGTGCGCGTCCCGGCCTGGCTCATCAACACGGGCGACCGAATCGAACGCTTTGGCATGATTAACTTCGCCAAAGACGCCCTGACGTTCTACAACTACGTCAAGTCGGATCGTATCGAGCGCATTGTTTACCGCAACCGCGCGTCCTACGAAGCACAGGAAGACGCCCTGTCCGCAGAGCAGCAGAAACTATACGCCAACGCTCACAAGCTGCGCGGCGGCGTCCTGAAGTATCGCGGCGCCAAGCCGGAGCAAGTTCTGCCGCCGCCTGTTGACCAAGCGGCGATTATCGAGACGCAGGCCGCTCAAGAGTCGATCTACGACATTTTCGACATTCGGCCCGGCCTGGCTGGCGGCCAAGGTCAGACTGCGCCTTCCGGTATCTCGCTGGAACGCCAGCTTGACATTACCGACACTGGCGGCCTGATCTATGACGAAATGGTCGCTTGCGCGAAGCGGGAACTTTACCGCATTGCCAACCAGCTTATCCCGTCCGTCTACGACTCCCCGCGAATCGTGAAGATTGTTGGCGAAGACGGCAAGATCCAAGAGGCCATCTTGAACAATCCGGAGAACCCGGAGAGCATCGACGTGACGCTCGGCAAATACGCCACGGACATTTCGACCGGCCCGAGCTTCGAGACGCAGCGTGTCCAAGCCATTTCAATGATCGAAACGGCAATGAATGCAAACCCGGACATTATTCCGATTGCGCTTCCAAAGTCGCTGAAGCTGATGAACGTGCCTGGCATGGAAGACCTGATCCAAGCCCTTGAGAAACTTGGCGGTATCGCTGAGCCGACTGAGGAAGAAGCCGCCGCCGAAGCCGAAATGGCTGAGCGCGAAAAGGCTATTCAGGATCAAATGATTGAACTGGAAATGCAGCAGAAAGAGTTCCAGAACCAGAAGCTACAGGCCGAAGCCCAAGCCAAGCTGGCTGACGCCGAAGCCAAACTGATGCAGGCCGAAACCGCACGCGCGCAGGCCGAAGAACAAGTTCGCGCCGCCCGTGCGAACGAAGCAGAGCGTTTCGTCAAAATGGACGAAATGTTTGAGCGCGTTCAATTGATTGCTGCGCAAACCGAAAAGGTGTATGCAGAAATCGAGCGAATTAGGGCAACCCCGATTCCCCAACCACAACCCCCCGGAGGTAAACAATAATGACCGATATTACCCAAATCCAGAACAAGCCTAGCGAATCTGAATTCATCGTGCCCGCCGATGTGATCGACGCCGCGACTCCGAAAATCACGACGCCGGAAGATATTAAGGCCGATCCCGTTACGGATCCTGTCACCGAGACCGAAACGGAGCAGACGCCGGAGCAGACTGCCGCCGCCAAGGCCGCAGCCCGCGAAGCCTTTGCCCGCCGCCGTGCAGAACGCACCGCCGCCGCCGCCTCTCAGGAAGTCGAAGATCTGCGGGCTCAAGTCCGTGAACTTGCCGCAGCGCGCGAAGCCCCGAAACCGGCGCCCGCCGCCGACGCACCGAAGCGTCCGAATCCGGCTGACTACGACCTTGGCCGCTGGGACGCCAAATACGAGACGGATCTTTCGACCTATCTCGACGCTCGTGAGACTCACGTTCTGGCGCAGGCGGAAGCCAAAGCGCTCGAAGCGACCCGTGATTTGACTGATCGCGCCGCCCGTTCCGTCGAATTGAACAACTTGGAGCGCACCGGCAACGAAGTCGGCCAAAGAGGCGTTGACAAGTATTCCGATTTCGAGGAAGTTGTTCAGGACGCCCTTGAGGCGATGCCGCCCGCACCGGAGGCTCTAAAAGAATTGGTGCAGCTTCCGAATGCGGAAGATGTTTTCTACCATCTGGCTCAACATCCTGACGAGTTGGATAAGATCACGGCACTTACGCCGATGGGCCAAGCCCTTGAGTTCGGGAAAATCTCTGCGCGTTTGGCCTCAAAAGCCAAGGTTTCGCAGACTGTAACCAAAGCCAAACCCTCGCCGCAGCAACCTCGTGGTGATAGTGGAAAGTTCACCTCGGAAGGTGACTCCAACTACGACAAGCTGCTCAAAGCAAACCGTGATCCCTGGAAATAAGACATGCCCAATAGTTATCCCCAACTCGCCCTCGTCACCGACGCTATCTGCGCCTCTATGGAGAATACCCTCGTGGCCTCCAAGCTGATGCGCTGGATGGACCGTGGCACGAGCAAAATCGGCCCGCTGAACCGCTTTCAAGTCATTGAGCGCGTTCCGCCTCGCTACAACGCACGCCGCACGACCGGCGCTGTGGTCTCCCTCGCTGGCGGCAAACAGGATACCGTTATCGGTTCCGAAATCTTCCAGCTTAACGCGCTGATCGGTTACGACTTCGAGGACGAAGACTTCAGCCGCATCCGCGACCTGGACTCGGCCATGAAGGACGAGCGCCTTCAGTCGATTGGCCGCGATGCCGGTGAAAGCGTGGACGCAGACGTTCTGTCGTTCACTGTCCGCGCTGGCAACAACCAGACCGGCACGTCCGGCACGGCTGTCAACTCCATCGAAGCACTTCAGAACGCTTTCGTGCGCCTGAAAGAAGAAGGCGTTGCAGACGGCGGCATCATGGCCGTTCTTGCTTACACCGACTACCCGGCCCTGTCTCGCTACCTGCTCGACACCGTTCGCAACGGCGCTGCTACCGGCGAAAGCATCCTCGGCACAATGGACGGTTCCCTGAAAGACCTCCTTGGCATGAAGGTGATGTTCACCCAGCAGCTTCCGGTCCAAGTGGCGGGCACGCGCACCAACGGCGCTGTCAACGGCGCTACGCAGAACGTCAACTACTCGGCAATCGCTCTGTCGCAGACGACCAACGGCTTCCACCTGACGCAGAACATTGCTGCGGACGGCTTCGGCGCCAACGCGACCATCGAAGACGGCGCAATCTTCACGATTGCTGGCGTCAACGCATGGGACAACCGCAAGGGTGCCTCCATTGGTCGCCTTCAGCAGTTCCGCGTCGTCGGCTCCTACGTCGCCACCGCTGGCGGCGCTGTTGCCGCTCTGCGCATCTTCCCGGCGATCATCGTGCAGAACGCGACCATCACTGGTGATCTGGGCGTGAACAACGCACATGCCACCGTCGATGCCGCTCCGGCTGACAACGCGGTCATCACGTTCCTGCAAGCCGCAGGCACCTCGCACCTCGTCCGTGCGCTGGTTGCTCGTGAAGCCATCCGCGTCGAAACCGCTGCTCTCGAAAACCTGCCTTCGGGCGAGAACGCAAGCCGCAAGATGAAGGGTGTTCCCCTCACGCTTCGCGCGCACCGCTACTCGACCGGCGATACTGGTGTTGTGACCACCCGCTTCGACTCGGCCTACCAGCCGAACGTTGAAGCCTACGGTCGCTTCAAGATCTGCCGCGTAAACGGCGTCTAATCTGGCGCTTACCTGATTGACTTGGCCCCGGCGTAGAAATATGCTGGGGCCAATCTTTTTGCGGGATAATCATGGCCCTTGAAACATTCGATATTGAAGTTATCCCGGCGCAAGGATGGACTTGGTTTGTCACCAATCCCGTCACCTTGATTATTCGCAACCGCGACCGCAAGCCGTTCCAAATTGCAGTTCTTTCGAGCCCTGGAACGCCTACTGAAGATCAAGGGATTGTTTTCAGTTCCTACAGTCAGGATGACGGCCACGTCTTCGAGATTGATCCATCACCGGCAGGCGTCTATTATGTTCGCGCCCTTGTCGATGGGCCGATGGGCGAAACTACTAAGTTTGGTTACCTGGCCGACACTACACCAATTGTTTTCTTTGTGACTGTTGACAGCACCGCCGTTACGGTAGATACAACTATCGTAACCTGCGACTCCACTTAGGGTTTTTCATGGCACGTCAGAACATCAACGTTGGCGCCGCTCCCAATGACGGAACGGGTGATCCTCTCCGCAACGCCATGATTAAGGCGAACGCTAACTTTGTTGAACTGTATGCCGGTAAGGATGCAGTCACCGTCGCCAACTTCGCTGCGCTTCCCGCACCCGCCACGACGACCGGCGAGCGCTGGTGGGTTCTAAACTCCACTGGCGTCTGGCTTATGCCTGGCCGCCGCAACAAAGGCGCCTATTACAGCGATGGCGTCGATTGGATCTATCTTGGCGACTTCCCGCAGGCCGCCGCCGAAGTCACGCTGACGCCCGTTGGTATCGTCACCGCAACAGACGTGCAGGCAGGCGTCGCGCAACTCGAAGCCGCCATTGCTGCCATTGGGCCGTCTACGGCCCTCGCTGGTGAGGCCATCATCACCGCCGCTAACGGCTTTGAGGTTAACCAAACCGTTGCCGCCGTTGGAATGACCGCTACAAAGAAAGTGATTATCAGTTCTGCCGGTTATCTCGATTCTGACGAAAACGACGCCGAAATGCTGGATATTGCAGATGTTTCCGCTTTTCCCGGCACAGACACGTTGACCTTTGTTGCAAGTTTCTCTACACTGACTAATGGCCCCCTTAAGTTCAATTGGAGCGCTTTCTAATGGCTAAACTTTCCACAGACAATGGAACGCCGCGCGTTCTTCACCCACGCGAAAACCTGTTTGTTTCGGGCAACCTTGGCGTCGTGAACGCCGAAGTCATCGTCAACTCGGATGGCGCGTCCTCGTCTGCGCTCGATCTGCGCGGCACATTCTCGCTGACCCTCGAAGTCTCCGGCACCGTCGATGGCACCAACTGGACGCCGATTCCTGTTCGCCCTGTCAACATCGCCGCTGTTGCTTATCTCGCTACCATCGTTGGCAGCGCCGCTGGCGTTTGGGTGGGCAAGACTGGCCCATACCGTCAAATCCGCGCTCGCGTCACCGCCTACACCTCCGGCACCGCAATTACTTTCCTGACGGCCTCTACCGCCAACCTTGACGACTCTCTGCTTGGTATGATTACGCCGCTGCTCGTCACGACGACCGCCGCCGCTGGCGCCGCCGCTACTCTGACGCTTCCGGCGCCGGGCGCTGGCCTCCGCCAATACCTCACCTATCTCCGCCTCGTTCGATTTGCAGCCGCCGTCTTGACTCCTGCCGCCGTTCCAGTTCTTGTCACGACGACCAACTTGCCCGGCTCTCCGGTATTTAGCTTTCCGGCTGACGCCGCCGCTCAGGGAACTGTGTTCTCGTTCCAAGAGGACTTCAGCTACCCGCTCTCCGCGTCCGCTCAGAACACCGCCGTCACCGTCCTCGCTCCGATCACGACCGGCGTTCTTTGGCGCCTGACTGGCGGATACTACGTCGCACCGTAAAGGAAGAAACCAATGCCTCTCACAACCTCAAACGTTTCGATCACGCCGCAGTCTAGCTGGACTCTCGTGGCCACGAACCCGAACTACCTGCAAATCCGCAACCGGACGAGCCGCCCTTGGCAGCTTGGCGTGACCGCCGCCGCCGCGCCGACGAGCGAAACCGCCGTCCTGACCTTCGCTCCGCAGCAGCAGGAGGATGGGCACCTTTTCGTGAAGGCGACGGCCTCGGTAGGCGTCTTCTACATTCGAGTCCTTGAAGACGGGCCGTCTGGTGAAACCACGCAGTTCGGCCTCCTGATCGACGTTTAACGTGTTCCAGACATGGGAGTTCTGGTTTTTCGTCGGGTGCGTATGGCTTGCCTGCGCCCTGTTGGTTGTGGCTTGGCTTTTGGGAGCAGAGAATGAGCGG